GCTGTCAATCACTACCTGACTGACAACAACGCTTGGTACTTAATTACTGATGTACCAAATGGAATGAAACACTTCGAGCGTACTCCGCTTGAAACTTCAATGGACGGTGATTTCGACACTGGTAACGTGCGCTACAAAGCGCGAGAGCGTTACAGCTTCGGCGTTTCTGATCCACTAGGCATCTACGGTTCACCCGGAGCTACCTAGAGTAAGAGAGTTACAGATAGGGAGCTTCGGCTCCCTGTTTGTTTAATTCTGGGAACATATCAGTTTTAGCGACCATCCCAGTGGACGTTACGAAGACGCTAAGACGAATCCTTTCGTAAAGAGGTAACTCTAATGGCTTTAACAACCTTTCAAGGGCCAGTGCGTTCATTGGCTGGAATGTATTCCAGAGGCCCAGCAACGACTGTTGAGATAACCGCTAACGCAACAATCACCCCTGCTGACCATGCTGGCAAAATCATTCTTATTAATAATTCTTCTTTGACTGTGACTCTCCCCGAAATTAGCACTACTGCTGACCCTGCTACTGCTGGGCCGGGAGCCGATCCAAACACCGCTAACAATGTTGGTCTTCAGTACAACTTTGTTTTTCTTGTTGACTGCACCCTAGCGTTAAAATGCGGTGGAACAGGAACTCCGGGCGATCTCTTTTTGGGATCAATACTTCTCGGCAAAAGCGGAGCGGCGGAACAGTATATTCCTAACGGTAGTAGCAATGATGTGATCAACACCAACACTACTACGAAGGGCGGCATAGCTGGCTCCACTATTCAGGTAGTTCCTATTTACGCTAACAAATGGCAGGTTTCTGGCGTTTTGGTTGGCTCTGGTACTTTGGAAACACCTTTCGCAGATGCGTAATCTGGCAGCGGGGCATTAGCCCCGCTCTTTTTTGGAGGCGACTATGGCAGACGCAGTAACAACCCAGACTATCGAGGATGGCCCTCGCAATCTTGTCATGAAGTTCACTAACGTAAGTGACTCCACTGGTGAGAGCGCGGTGGTCAAGGTCAATGTTTCAGACCTAAGCACTCAGCCGAGAACAGGAGCTGCGTGTACAAGCGTATCAGTTACAGGTATTCAGTTTTCTACTTACAATATGTCAGTAAGTATATTTTTGGACGCGACCGCAAATGTTCTACTTACTACCCTTCCTGAGAACTATTCCGATACCTTGGATTTCTCAGACTTCACCGCAATACCTAACAACGCAGGCACAGGGGTAACAGGGGATATTCTGTTTACTACTAATGGCGCTGCCGCTGGTGATACCTACATGATCATTATTAAAGGCGTTAAAAATTATGGCTAAACTAGAAATCTTCCAAAACGGAAACTTTAGTAACGGCGATCCGGTTTATCAGATAGGGTCAAAGAATGCTGATGGCGAATATGACATTTCAGTTTTTGAGCTTATGACTGAGGCGGAAGCTAAGACTAAACTAAAGTCTATGGGTGGTTCTCCTGCAAAGAAGGCTGCTCCTGAAAAGAAAGCTGCGCCTAAAAAAAAAGAAGTAGTTGAGGAAGTAGAAGAAACTTCTAAAGCTGATCTTAATCAGATGACCAAGCTTCAGTTAGAAGAGTTTGCCCGTGAGTTTGGGGTAGAGCTTGATCGAAGAGAGAAGAAAGCTTCATTGGTTAAAGACGCTTATAAGGCTCAGTTTGATGGCTAGAAATTATCGCCGTGAGTATGACTCTTATCACTCAAGCGCAAAGCAAAAGAAGAATCGTGCAGCCCGTAATGCTGCGCGTAATTCTTTACTGGCAGATGGTCGTGTGAACAAGGGAGACCGTAGAGATGTTCATCATCGTGATGGCGATCCTACGAACAACTCTTCTTCTAACTTAGTGGTCACTTCAAGAAAGACAAACAGAAGCAGAAACATGGCGGGAGGCGGTATGGCTGAAGATAAAAACTGGATACAAAAGGCAATTAAGAACCCCGGAAGTCTACGCAAGAAAGCTGGAGTTAAGAAAGGCGAAGACATCAGTAAGTCTGAGTTAAACAAACTTTCTAAATCGCGCAATTCCACTACTCGAAGACAAGCCAACCTAGCTAAGACATTAAGCAAAATGAATACTGGTGGGCAAGTTAGAGGTTCTGGAGCTGCCATTCAGGGTGTTAGACGCGCAAGGAACCGATAGCTATGAAAGGCCAAGAAAAAGTTAATTATGTTATGGGCGAATTTAAAGACGGTAAGCTAAAGTCTAGCTCTGGCAAAAAGGTAACTAACAAAAACCAAGCAATGGCAATCGCGTTAAGCGAAGGTGGGATTAACAAAAAAATGTTCTCAGGCGGCAGGCTAGGTGATGGCAGGGCTGTGCAAGGACACACAAGAGGCAGAATTGTCTAATGGCAACCAGCGGCACGTTTACATTCAATCTTGATTTAGGCGATATTATTGAAGAAGCCTATGAGCGCTGCGGGATAGAGTTACGTTCTGGTTTTGATTACAGGACTGCAAGACGCAGCTTAAACCTTCTTATGCTTGACTGGCAGAACAGAGGCTTAAACCTCTGGACTGTAAAAGGAACAACAGAAACACTGGTCGCTGGCACTGGCTCATATACATTAAACGGGAAGATACTTGATGTAGTAGAAGCCTTTATGCGTACTAACGCTGGCGATGTTAGCAGGCAGTCAGACCTTACGATGCAACGTATTTCTATTGCTCAGTATTCTCACCAGACTAACAAATTACTGCAAGGCAGACCTATTCAATACTGGATAGAACGAGCGCCTACAGGTATCACAGTTAACGTCTGGCCTGTTCCTGACGCTTCCCAGACATGGACATTTGGTTACTATTACATGGAGCGTGTAGAAGATAGCGGCTCTCCAGCTTCTTTGGATATGGATGTGCCTGCTAGATTTTTGCCATGCCTGACAGCGGGACTGGCCTACATGATTGCCAATAAAAGAGCCGAAGCCGCTCCTAAGCTTCAGTTTTTAAAAGAAAACTATGAAGAGCAGTGGACAATGGCGGCTGATTCAGACCGTGAAAAAGCTGCTTTGTATGTTGTTCCCGGCGGGTATCAATACTTATGAGCAGCTACGCAAGCGGTAAACACGCCTTTGGTTTCTGTGACCGTACTGGTTTCCGGTACAAGTTAAGAGACTTGGTTCCTCAAATCGAAGCAGGCAGACCTAACGGGATGCTGGTCGGTAAAGATGTGCTAGATGTAGACAATCCTCAGTGGAAGCTAGGCATGATTAATATGTCTGATCCGCAAGCTTTGAGAGACCCGCGACCTGATGGCGGATACCATCAAAGTAGAGAGCTTTATGCATGGAATCCAGTGGGCGGTGGTAACACTGAAATGGGAAGCAGAACTGTTGGTCTTGACATGTCAGGACATGTGGGACGAGTTACGGTGGAAATTACATAATGGCCTTTACTTTTACTACCTTAAAAACTGCGATACAGGATTATCTGGAAACCACAGAGACTACCTTTGTTACTAACTTGCCTACGATTATTACTCAGGCTGAGCAAAGGATTCTAAGAACCTGTCAGATTCCCGATTTGCGTAAAAATGAAACGGGTACTTTAAGCCAAGGCAATGCGTACTTAACAATGCCGACAGGTTTTTTAGCCTCCTATTCTTTGGCTATTGATAATAGCGGTTATGATTACTTGGTATTTAAGGATGTTAACTTTATCCGCGAAGCGTATCCGGTAGAAGCCACAGAAGGTGTGCCCAAGTATTACAGTATCTTTGACGATACCCGTTTTATTATTGGGCCTACCCCTGACCAGAACTATGCTGTAGAGCTTCATTTTATGTATGAGCCAGAGTCCATTACTACCGCTTCCAGCGGAACCAGTTGGCTAGGGTCTAATGCAGAAAATGCGCTGCTTAATGCGTGTCTGGTTGAAGGTTATACCTTCCTTAAAGGTGATGCAGCGCAGATGGATTGGTATAACGCAAAGTATGAAGATGCGGTTTCACGACTCAAGTCTCTGGGTGAAGGCTATGACACTACAGATAACTTCCGCTCTGGAGCAGTCAGGAGCGTAAGGATTTAATGTTTACCGTAGATATTGAAACTGCGGTAGGTACGGTTGGCGTAGAAACCACCAGTCATCGAGGCTTTACTCCTGACGAGTTAGCAGCATCGTGTGCCAATAAAATTATTTCGGTTTCGTTACACGCTGATCCGATAATCAGGCAACAGGCCGAAGCTTTTAAAGCTCACATAGAACACGTTGTACTTCATTACATTAAGCAGGGCGCTTCTAGCGAAAGAACTACTATTTACAATCTATTATTAGATGCCGGAGAAAGTTCTTTGGCAGAAAAGATAAGGAGACTTTAATGGCTTTTTCTGGCAATTATATGTGTACCAGTTTTAAACAAGAGCTTTTGACAGGCACACACAACTTTACAAATTCTACGGGCAATACGTTTAATATAGCGCTGTATACCAACAGCGCTTCCTTTACCGCATCAACTACAGCTTATACGGCTACCAATGAGGTGACAGGTAGCGGCTATACAGCTAAAGGAAATGCGTTAACTAACGTAACGCCCACAACAGGTGGCACTACCGCTTTTACTGATTTTGCTGACTCTACATGGAGTACAGCAACCATCACCGCCAGAGGCGCAATGATTTTCAATGACACCGCTGCTGGTGATCCAAGTGTAGTAATTCTGGATTTTGGAGGGGATAAAACCTCTACCGCTGGAGAATTTAAAATTGTAATGCCTACTGCTGATTCGACTAATGCCATAATCCGCATCGCTTAATTACAGGAGACTACTAGATGTCTTCTGTGGGTTGGAGTCGAGCGGCTTGGGGTGACGGAAGCTGGGGCGAAGACACCAATCAAATCCTTTATCTTAGCGGCTGGGGTCGCTTAGAGGGTTTCGGTGAAGGCGCGTGGGGGCAAACAGATTACTCTCTTGCCGCTACTGGACAAGTAGGAACTGTATCGGCAGGGATCATTGCTGGAGCCACAGTTAATGTAACTGGTGTTGAAGCTACTGGTGTAATCGGAACAGCCAATGTTCAGGGCAAAGGCGAAGTCTTTCCAAGCAGTCTTGAAGCTACCACTGCTGTGGGGTCGGTTACAGTACATCACAACGATGTGGTTACGGTTACTGGCTTAGCCGCTACAGGTGAAGTTGGTATAGCAGCTCCAGTTTGGCAAACTG